TCGGACACTGACTTTATTATCATACTACCATCATGACGTATACCGACGGCACCACCACCACCGATAGCTGTCAGTAGATTATTTACCGCCATTGGGTCAAAGTTATTTACACTGAGGACACGCTCAAGAGACTTCGCATCGAAAGTAAGTTCCTGTTTCTTCTCATCATACTTAAGCGGGAATCTCGCCCGAACAACACCAGACTTACCTTCCGTTCCTCTCTTACCGATGACACCTTTTTGGCCCTGCTTACCTTCAGGGCCCTGAACACCTTTTGAACCAGCAGGTCCAGCCGGGCCCGGTACACCCTGCTTACCAGAATCTCCCTTTGGTCCTTTGGTCCCCTTTTCTCCCTTTGGTCCTCTTGGTCCAGTTTCACCAACTGTACCATCTTTACCATTAGCACCAGCTTTACCAATTGGTCCACGATCACCTTTTTCCCCTTGTTCCCCTTGTTCTCCCAGTGGACCAACATCACCCCTCTCACCACGTTCCCCAACAGAACCTGTTACACCCTGCTCACCCTGAATACCATTGGATCCGGGCGGACCTTTCGGTAAATCTGCACTAAAGACTGATCCATCTGTCAAGTGAATCTGTATAGTTTTTTGGTCGAGACTTTCTACTGACTTAACACCCAGACCACTTGCACCTGTTTCACCACGGTCACCTTTAGATCCGCGCTCACCCATCAGACCCTGTGGTCCAAGTTCACCCGGAACTCCTTGTAAACCAACAGGACCAGCAGGTCCAATGGGACCACGTTGTCCTTGTTCTCCTACGGGCCCTCGTTTACCTTGTTCACGTATAAGTGTTCTTTGTTTAACTTGTGGTATGAGTTTTTCTGCAATTCGCTCGAAGCACGAATTTATTTTTTGACTCGTCCCTGTTACAGAAAAAACTAATCCACTTTCTGTAACAAACTTTTTTTCATTTAGTCCAATACCTAAAACTATATTGATATCCGGAGTTGAACCGATAGAGACTGGCTCAACAATAGATCCTTCTAGGATCGTATCATTCAATGTTTTTAACACAACAAATGAATTGACCGATGACAAATTAATTACCTACTTCGTGCTTTCTTTTTCTTATATTTAGTACTGTCAGATTTTGATTGTTCTTTGACCTTCTTTTTCTCTTGAATTTTCTTAATCTGATCTTCCATATTTACCTGCATTTGTTGCTGCTGCACCCCAGCCATAACCTTTTCGTACTGCTCCATGTTATCCTGAATACGCTTTCCGTGTTCATCTGGAATGAGATTTTCCTGTAGCAACTGCATTAACTTTTTGGTTGCTTCATAACCTTCTATAGCTCGTCCCGCATAGAAAGCAGTAGCAGAAATTTCATCCAAA